ACCAAACGACACGTTCGTTTGGCGCAACCCACAGGTCACGGATTACGTCCGTGCGCCGTGGCGCTTTCACATCGACCACATGTCGTGGACTGATGCGGAAGTTGAGTTGAACTCTGGCGAAACCTCGGCATCAACCAAGGTTGCGTACAAGCGACTCAAGCGCATCAAGGAACAGCGCATGTGGACTTCGATGCTGAACGGATTCGAAGAGGATCTGTGGGCGGTTCCTAGCGTCGCGAACATGGAGTCCGATACGGGCAAGTTGCCGTACTCGCTCCCATACTTCCTCACCGAGATCGCGCAGAACTTCGGCGGAGCGCTCGGTCACCGTGGCACGGCCCCGTACACGGCATCGTCCAACGCCAGCACCACGGTGATGCGAATCAACCCGTTCACCGAGAACCGCTGGACGAACCTCATCGAACTGTACAACTGCAAGAGTACCGCCCTGAATCCGGTTCAGACCGATTGGGGAACTCCTGCAACGGTCACCCTTGCGTCCAACACGGTCTACTCGCAGGGAAGTTCATACACGCTCTCGGTCAGCAACCTCTTCAGCGCAATGGATGTCATGTTCATGCGACTGAAGTACGAGGCTCCTTCGACCCGGCAGCAGTACTTTGAGAACGACAACCTCAATCGGCAGATGATCCTCACTAGCCGACAGGGCGTTCAGAACTACCGCAACGCGCTCCGCTTGAGCAACGACACCCTCGTCTCGTATCAGGATGCTTCCTACAGCAGCCCTGCCTACGCGGGCATCGATGTCACCTACTGCTCGGATCTCGACACGGCTGCGATCTTCCCTGCCGATAGCGCCAGCATGACTGCAAAGCAGTTTGTTGCTACTAGCACGGGCTACAACAGCGTGACGGGATCGGCGGGTGCGTTCTCGCAGTTTGGAACGGAGTTTGGAACGAACACCATCGTTCAAGCGCCGCGTTACTTCTTCGTGAACGGCAACTACCTCACGCCCATTTTCCACGCGAAGCGGTACTTCAAGCAGCACGAGGTTCTGCGTCACCCGAACCAGCCGTTCACCTATGTCCAGCCCGTTGACTGCTGGTCCAACTTGTTCTGCAACAGCCGCCAGCGGCATGGCATTGTCGCTCCGCTCAACTGTGCCACTTCGTGATCCCAAAGGAGGAACACACACATGATTCCTGGAATTCTCACTCCCTCTGGAAACCTTGGCGCATGTACTCCACAACAAGTCATCGTTCAGCCTATTGCAGGCGTGGCGGTGACTGTCGGAGACATCGTCATGTTCGATCTCGCGGGTAACAACTCGACATACACCGATGTCGCAACATATGACGATGCCGACAACAAGAAGAACCCATTCAATGTGGTTGTTCTGGCGACTGCGGCACTCGGAGAGGGCGGCATCTACGGAGTTGTTACGGAAGCAGCAGCCGCTGGCCAGCGTTGCAAAATCTGCATTGCAGGTATGGTCACCGCAAAGATCACTGGCACAGCAACCATTGCAGCTACTGTACTTACTCCTGGGGCAGGAGTCCTTGTTCCAGCGGCTACCCTTGTCGGAACAGGAGTTGCTCTTGCACTTGAGGCAAACTCGAGTGGCCCAAATCTCCGCCGCGTTTTGTTCAACGGTTGGTCGTTCGGATCGCAAGGTGCATGATTTGAGTGCTTGATCTGACAAATGACTGGGTAGCCGTGGGAAACCACGGCTACCCACTTCCATGATTACATATGGCCGACTGAAGCAGCACATTCTTCTAGCGATTGGTGGACAGCCATCAATCGTGAGCGGTGTAACTCGCAACCAAAGAATTGCTGAAATCGTCAACCAGGCCGGGCAGTATCTGTTCTCGAAACAATGGCGTTTCAGAGAGCGAACTGCTCGGCCTGTTTCATTGGTTGCCAACCAAAACTGGGCTGCACTTCCAGGCGATGCTGAAGAAATCATCAGCTTGACGGTGAAGGCGGGTCTTGGTTGGCGCGTTGAATTGACCACGCCGGAGCAGATCGATTTGTATCGGTCTGCGATGACACCAGGTCTTTCTGACAGCGTGTATTACGCCGCTCTGTCTCGCCCGTGGGCGCAAGACGGCGTTACCCCAGAGACTGCGCTTGTTCCAGGTACAGCGTTTCCTGCGGCGCGTCTCGACCTGTATCCAACCCCACAGGCAACGTCTACCGATTCCATCATCATTCGCTATCGCGCAGGTTGGCCTTTGATTTCAGGAGATGCTGGCGCAGAAACTTCTGATACCTATCAAATGCCAATCCCTCCATTCGCGGAGGCATTGCTCGTCGCGTATTGCCGAGCGTTCGCGATGGCATACGAAGACGAAGGTCTCGCCGCGCGGCTCATCGAAATCGACAACGGGCCAATCTGGAATGCCGTTGCGACCAAGGATGGAATTCAACAGCGCGACATTGGTCGCCTTCCAACCGTGCGGTCAGGACATGTGTCCGACCCTCTTCGCTATCGATCAGGTTTCGTTCTTCCACCTGCGCCATGAACATCGAAACGCTTCTCGGAATCGCTGTCCCATTCACGGTCATTCTTGGCCCTCTGTTTGCATCTTTGTTCACCATCAGCAGCCGCTTGGCGAAAATTGAGCAACGGCTAGAGGGTGACAACAAGCGGGTGGACGAGATTCTGAATAAGCACGATAGGCATATCCACGAAGTCCGCGACTCGCTCCATCGGATCAGCCTTCAGTTGGCAATCATGGAGCGTCAAAAGAAGGAAACACCACATGACTGAATTCATCCCATCATGGCGTACAACCTTGGCTGGTGTCGGAGCAATGCTCGTCGCCCTCGGCGGAGCATTGACGGCTACTTTCGACAACGATCCCGCGACTACTGCCGATTGGACGGCGGTTGTTGCCGCGTTCATCGCAGGGTTTGGGTTGATTTTCGCTCGCGACAACAAAGTCAGCAGCGAAAAGGCTGGAGCAAATTGATCAGCGATTACGACGATTGGTTTGAGGGACATGCCCCATGCTCGAAAAAATCGTCGCGCAAATCATTCTTGGGCTTTGGACGTGGCTTGAGAAGCGCATCGAACGCGGCACGATTGCCGTTGACGCTGATTTGGATAAGCCTCGGCTTCGCCGCGCTGGTACTCGCATTCGCGAGTGGTTGCGCGAGAACGGTGCTAGTCAATCAGGGAAGTCCGATACGGGTGGGGCCGATGGTAAAGGGTCAGATGTACACCCTTATCGACGGCGAGTGGGTGTTGAGCGCAAACAAACTTGAGATTCCTGAAGGGTGGTACGTCGTACCACCCGATTTCGTAGATGAATGAAATCGGAACGACGCAATGACTGCAACGATTCAAATTCGACGTGACACATTTGCCAACTGGAACGGGTCGAATCCGACTCTTGTCGCTGGCGAGATTGGTCTTGATACAACCAATGGTGCTATCAAGATTGGAACTGGAGCGTTGTGGAATGCAACGCCATATTTGGCTGCGACAATCCCATCTCTGTCGAATGCAGCTTCAGATTTAAATGATCCATCGTTCAGGGTTCAAGGGCGATACATCCTTGGAACTCCAAGTTCGATGACAAATGCGCCTGCTGCTCCGATCAATATCCATGTTGATGATGGCCGAGGCTCTCTTCTTGTACTTACATTTGGCACGAGCGTAGTCCAAATGCTGTGGACGGAAGGTGACGGAACACGTCCCCAAAAATCATGGCATCGAATTTACGATGGAGATGCGGGAACTCCTGTATGGAGATCGTGGGTTGCAGACAACATTTGGGCTACGAGTCCATCTGAAGGCGTTGATGTAATTGCCAAGAGCATCACGCTCAAGGACACAGGTACTGGCCTAACCGTCGATGGAAATGCGACGGTTACAGGAAACTCGACGCTGACGGGCAATGTCACGGTCAATGGAACAGCAACATTCGGAACCGACCCAACCGATATTCTTACGGTTTCAACAGGTACGGCAACCAATCCAATCATCACTACGCATGGCGATACCAATACAGGTATTTACTTTCCGGCCGCTGATGACATCGCATTTACCGCAGGAGGTACTCGACAACTGCTTCTTGATAATGGTGCAACCGGAGCAACTGCTGCCACATTTAGATCTGGCGCGTCGTTATCTGGAATTTTGGCGATGAACGCTAACCGCATCACAAATGTCGCAGATGCCTCATCACAAGCTGATGCTTTAAGTTGGTCTTCGTTTATCGACAAGGTAAACATTGTTTATGCGCGATCAAACGGATCAATTACAGCCACTAATCTGACAAATTGGACGGTGTCAACTTTGACTACCCAAGCAACTTTCACGCCTAGTGCTGGTGGCACATATGACGGAGTCATTTTGTTGTGGAATTCAGCAGGGCAACTGCTAGTTGCAAGTGGAAAGATATTTACAGCGGTAGCGGTTCCTCAAGCCCTCGCATCATCCAATTGTGATACCGCCATGATGATCGCATTTAGACGAACCTAATGACTCACATTCCAATTCAACTTCCATTCAAAGGCTTTACCGAGCAATCCCAGTACTCGGCTATTCCGCCAGGCATGACACCGTCATGCCTCAACGTCATGCCTTCCGACGTTTGGAACGGAAGAACAAGAATTAGTGTTCGCAATGGCACGAAACGTATTTCCGAAGAAAACGTCCAGTTTCTAGGTTCGTATCGCATATACGAATCAGGAAATCTAGTCGAACGACTAATTAAGGTTTCCGGCGGAAAGGTCTATTACGCCAATCCACGCGAAACAACAATCGCATGGGTTCTATTCGGTAGCGGAACCGGAAGTGGTCAAACGCAATACACTCCATTCTTGAACGCAACCGGCTTCATTGAAGGCGTTCAATTCAACGATCACTTCTACTTTGTTGACGGAAATCACTACGTCCTGGTGCATCTCGCAACGCCAACGTCCGCAACGGCTGTAACTGTCTGGGGAGATGATTCTCCTAGCAAACATGGCCCGTTTCACACGGATCCAGCAACCATCACGGCAGGATGTCGAGCAAAGTTGATCTGTCGATGGGGCGCTCGTCTTGTGATTGCTGGCTACAGGGACACGCCCAACCTCTGGTTCGCCTGTTCTCCAGACGATACATGGCCCGTTGCGGGTGGTTCGCACCCCACGTTCGTAGATGGATGGAGCGGATCGAATCCAATCGGAGCGGTCACCGGAACATCTGCGAACGAGTATGGAACGCTCGGTGATCCGATCGTTGCGATCTTTCCGTTTGCACAGAGCGGACTGATGTTCGCCTGCACGAACTCATTCTCGTTTCTAACGAACGATCCCGTGTTTGAAGAACAAGTGGCGATGGTCAGCCTAACCAAGTCGATTGGTATTACAGGCCCACGCGCTTTCTGCCAATCGCAAGAAAAGGGAGCATTTGTCCTTGCGAGTGATGGATTGTATTTCCTCAATGCCAACGACTTCAATTTCAACCGAGCAAACCGAGTAAGCGCAGGAAGACTTGACTCATTCTTCCTTCGGCTTGATTTCGGAACTCCTGCTATTGGTGCTGGCCCGCTTGCAGGCGGCACTCAAAAGCCCGTTGTCAATCCGCTTGCGACATCAACAGGCGCAGTCACCAAGTACATCAACGAAAACGTAGGAACAGTTGAGTTCCCATCTGATACGCAGACTGTTGCAGTAGATAGCGGTGGAACTCCAAGTTTCACAGGTGCGTCTGTTCAAACAGGAGATGTATTGCCATTCTTGTGCTATGACCCGGACAGGGAAGGAATTTGGATTTTCTTGGCTGTTTCAGGTGTGGAGCAATCATCGATTCACCTGTACTACGATTTGAAAACCGATTCATTTTGGCCGCAAAAGTTTGCAGATCCAAAAATGTATGCCCCAACATCTGGAATTTACATCGGAACAAGCCGAACAGATTCCGGCAAGCTGATTTTAGGAAGTACAGAATCGGTATCGCTCATTGATAGAGCGTATCCACTTGGTGTTGATGGCTACTACGAGGAAATGTCCGAGCAGCAGCAAAGATCGCAACTCGTGCTATCAAGCCTCACGCTTGGCCCAATCATTGCCACATTGCCATACCGTGTCATGCTTTCGGAAGTCCGTATTGATTTGGCTGATGACGTATATGAACTTCCATTCGGTGTTACTGATTATGGAACCGATCCCATGTTGTTTGCAACAACAGGAGATACCGCGCAAACAGCAATTGGTCTTCAAACAGACAGCGTGTTTGTTGGAAACATAAACCCGCTCATTATTGATTGCGGAGACGCTTCGGCAACAGGTGCATTACCAACATACGACGGCGGGTTTGCGGTAAACGCCCAAACAGAAACTATCGACGGACGCTTTGCACTTCGACCATTTGGGCAATACACGTCTTCTGATCCGTTTGCGCAGGGAATAGCAAGAATTTA